TTAACAGCATGACTACCACTTCCGACACGCAGGGCGATATTTTCAAGGACAATCAGACGATCCGGGTTATCGATCAGATTGCAAATGATATTGCCGTCCTGTTCAAAGATAAGTATTTGGGCGTTGTTCCCAACGATGCAGCGGGGCGCATTTCTCTTTGGTCGGATATTGTGAAGCACCATCAGCAGCTTAATGATATTCGTGCCATTGAAGATTTTGCCGATTCTGATGTGGTTGTGGAACAGGGCGACACTAAGAAATCGGTTGTGGTAACGGACGCTGTAACGGTTGTAAATGCTATGGATAAGCTTTATATGACCGTTACAGTGGCATAAGAAAGGGGTGAAATTCAGTGAACAACATTGTGATGAAAGGCAAAGACACAATCGCCGCTAAGATGGCGGAGTGCTTTATCACTATTGGGGATCGCCGCTATAACTTTATGCAGATGATTGATATGGAAGTTCAGGTTGAAAAAACCAAAACCACCGTTCCCCGCCTTGGGGCAATCATGGCAGGTCATAAGTCTTGCGGTATGGAAGGTACTTTTTCCGGCACAGCCCATTACAATCAGTCTGTAATGCGGCAGCTTCTTCTTGACTACAAGAACAGCGGTGTTGATGCCTACTTTGAAATGCAGATCACCAACGATGATCCCGGTTCGGACGCTGGCAGACAGACGATTGTTCTTTATGACTGCAACACGGACGGCGGCATTTTGGCTAAGTTCGATGCAGACGGTGAATATCTGGATGAAGAAATTGAAGGTACTTTCGAGGATTTCTCCATGCCGGAATCTTTTGCACAGCTTACGGGCTTCCTTACGAACTAAGGTTAAACCCCTTGTGTGGGCTTTATATAGGCTCATATAAGGGGTTTTTCTTATCACTCGATAAACAGAAAGGATGAATGAAAAAATGTCTAAATTCGCTAAATTTATGAAAGCAAACAAAACCGTGAAAGAGAACGGTTTTTATCCGGCTACTAAGTCCCTTTGTGATGATAACGGCAACCCCCTTGAATGGGAGTTTCGCCATATCACTTCTAAGGAAAATGAAGATATTCGTGAATCCTGTACGCTTGATGTACCTGTCACGGGTAAGCCGAATATGTATCGTCCAAAGCTGAAATCCAGCCTGTACATTCAGAAAATGATTGTAGCTTCTATTGTCACCCCGGATATGTACAACGCTGAATTGCAGGATTCCTATGGTGTGAAAACCCCGGAAGATCTGCTTATGGCTATGGTGGATGATCCGGGTGAATACAACGATCTTGCCGCATTTGTGCAGAAATTTCAGGGCTTCAATGTGTCCTTTGACGATAAGGTGAATGAAGCAAAAAACTAATTGAAGAAGGGGATTGGGAAGCGAATTTTGCTTACTATGCCCTTCTGAAACTTCATATCCTTCCTTCCGCTTGGCTTGCTATGGATGAACAGGAAAAAGCCTTTTGCGTTGCTGCTATCCGGGTAAAGCTTGAAAAGGATAAGAAGGAAAAGAAACGGATTGAGAGTAAGAGCAAAGGCAAAAAGAAAGGTAGGTGATAAGCGTGGCGACAATCCGAACAGCGATTGAATTACAGGATAACTTTTCGGGGATTCTGTACGGCATTACAAACGCTGTAAATATGAGCCTTTCCGTCATGGAAGATTTGAACCGGGCTATGAATGAACCCGTGGACACCACTTCCATTCAGGCGGCAAGGGAAGCAATCAATCAAGCCACGGATGCGGCGCAGCAATGGGAAGCTGCTATGCAGAATGTGGATGCGCCGCAAACTTCCACGCCTACCACCCCGCAGCCTTCCACACCGCAACCCGTTCCTGTACAGTGGCAATCTGATTCAATGGATGTGTTCACCACTTCCGGCGTTGAAAGATTTCAGCAGGAAATTCAAAGTGCAAACAGTATGTTGAACACTTTGAACACTACGCAGGAACGGATTGCGGCAACGGCGGCTGGAACTGATATGTTCCCGGCAAGTGCTGTTGCGGATATGAACAGTATGCAATCCCGTTTACAGGCAATTCAGCAGCGGATTCAGCAGATCGAAAGCAACCCTATGAATATGGGGACTGACACCGCAAATGCAGAGTTGGAACAGCTTAGAAGTCAGTTGAATCAGGCGGTGCAGGATCAGGAAGATTTGAACCGGGCTATGGAGCGGATGGACGTTTCCGCAGCCAATGAAGCCTATTTGCGCTTGTCTAATACGGTAAGTAATACAGAACGCTATATCCGTGATAATACGGATGAACAGGGGCGTTTTAATCGTGCCATTGACGAGGGCGCACAAGGCGCAGGCGATTTGATGAACATGATTAAGGGGGCAGTTGCCGCCTATGCAAGTGTTCAGACAATCGGAAAGGTTATGGATTTATCCGATCAGCTTACTTCCACAACCGCCCGCATAAACCTGATGAATGACGGTCTGCAATCCACGCAAGACTTGCAGAACATGATTTATTTATCGGCTGAACGGTCGAGGGGCGCATATCAGACAACCGCCGATGCAGTTTCTAAATTAGGACTTATGGCAGGTGACGCTTTCAGCAGTTCAGAAGAAATCATTGCTTTTACTGAACAGTTGAACAAACAGTTTACCATTGCTGGTACGGAAGCGGCGGGCATTGATGCCGCCATGTTGCAGCTTACACAGGCTATGGGTTCGGGTGTTCTTCGTGGTGAAGAATATAATTCAATCCTTGAACAAGCCCCGAATATCATTCAGGCGATTGCTGATTACATGGAAGTTCCAAAAGGGCAGCTTAAAGA